GGGTGTGGTTCCCGACTGGTATTTGGAACCTTTCGGTATCAGGCTTCCTTTTGGTAATAAGGGGGCTACTGCTTACACGGTGCCTGATTTGCCGTTCCAAGATTTGTTGCGTTACGATCCGACAGCTCAAGGTATAGGTGAGGTTGTTAAAAATCTTGGCTGGCAGGTAACTCCGATTGTTAAAACCCCTATCGAGGTAGCAACTCAGGAACGTTTCATGGCTGGTATTCCTTTCAGGGGTAAGTATCAGACTGTCCCTAAACCTATTCAAGCTATGAAGTTTCTTTTACCAGTGTTGGGTCAAGTAGGGTGGGCTAAGAAAGATCCTGCTTCTGGTGAGTGGCGTATGAGAGATCACCATATTTATGCTGTGGGTAACTTGTTGCCGACTATCGGAATGTTGCGTCGCATCTGGCCTAATGAGGAACGCTACCAGAAGCGTCAAATGTCTACACTGTTGTCTGTTTTAGGTGGTTTAAATGTCCAATTCAACACGCCCGATGTGCAGTATAGTTGGCAAAAGAGCCAGCAATGGGAACAAATGAGACAGATGCAGGATATCGAAGATTTATGGAATCCTGACAGATGACGGGACAAAACGGAGTATAAATAGATGAAACACATCTCAAGAAAAGAATGGGGCGCTCAACCGCCACCAAAAGGACAATTCGATAAACTTAACCGTGCCAGAGTGCAAGGCGTAGTCATCCACCACTCAGGTGTGGAGAACGGACCTAAGAACTCTGACGCTGTTAAAGCATTTGAACGACACCACATGGGTAAAGGTTGGGATGGTATTGGCTACAACTGGCTTGTAGACGAATCAGGAACCATTTTTGAAGGCAGAGGATGGGATAACCGTGGAGCTGGAACTAAAGGTTGGAACAGTCGTTCAATCAGCGTGTGCTTTACTGGCTGGGGTTTTAATAAGCCTGGCGACAATGCTTTACGTGCTTTACAAACAGTTGTTGATGCCGCTGAGTATCATTTCGGCAAAGGGCTTTGGGTTTCAACGCATCGCAAAAAGAGCCGTGAAGGGTATACGACGTGTCCTGGTGACTGGTTAGGTAACTGGGTTGAGGGCGGCATGGGTGTCGTGGAACCTCCTGAAGCTGTCGACTGGGCGGCTATCATCCAGTTCTTTAAAGATTTACATGAGAAGGTTAAAGGAACTCCTTTGTCTCGGCCTTCTCGTAGCAGAGGTTTGCCTGTGCGTTTAGTGCAGGGAAAATTAGTAGAACGAGGTTTCAACCCTGGTCCTGTTGACGGGATTTTCGGTAAGAAAACTGTGTCTGCTGTCAGAGAGTTTCAAAAGACACAAGGTTTTTTGAAGGTTACAGGCGTGGTGAACGGTGACACGTTCAGCGCTTTGTTCATACAGTAAGGAAAAATTATGCCAAAAGGTAAAGGATACGGTCCTTCGTTTCAAGAAACGTTCGGGTCGCAAGATGAGCAGCCTTACAACTCGACTTCTTCATTCAACATGTGGGATATGAGTCAGAAGGCTAAGAAAGCCGCATCTTATTTGCGGAACACTAATTTGGGTAACGCCGCACATGGCGGTCGCCCTTTCGGAAAGTAGGTTAAGATGCCTCACAATTTAGACGGTACTACTCCTAGCACTAATGTTGAGAGTGTGGTCGTGTCGAGTGTGACACGCCCTACAGCTAATTTGGGTACGTTAACTGGTGACGCTATGTTACGGATGGGTAACGGTATGCGCGCTAAGTTCGACGAGAACGACTGATGGGTCGTAAGCCTAGAAAACCTAGGTACTGATTATGCCTCTTAAACGAGGATCGGATCAGAAAACTATTTCCCAAAACATAGGCACTCTGATCTCGGAGGGTTATAAACGAGATCAGGCTGCTGCTATCGCATATGATAAAGCTAACAGGAGTAAAAAAAGAAAATGAAAAATTTTAGTGATCTACTAGAAAGAGCGGCTTGGACTTTCGCCCAGTCGTTTCTTGGTGTGTTTGTTGTAGCTGACTTGTCGTCAGCGAAAGGTGCGGGTATCGCAGGTTTAGCTGCCGCCGTGTCTGTAGCTAAAACGTTCGTTAAGGATCGTGTAGCTAAGTAACAATGGAAGAAAACATTGACGTTGAGGAAAAATGGCAGGAGTTTCTAAACGCTGAAGGCTGGCAGATTTCCAAAGAGATTTACGATAATCTCCAAGCAACGTCAACAGTGTTGGACACTGATGATGGAACCCACGCAAAATGGTCCTCTAATGGAAAACTTGGGTTACTGTTAGTGTTTGATGACGATGAAGCTGACGCTCTTGTCGCTACCTATTTCGCTGGAATGGATGGTAGTGACGAGGCTCAGTCTTGTTTCGGGATATGGGTAGCTTCGTTGATGAACATGTTAGACGCTTGCCTCAGTGACATTCCCACTGACGGGCAGATCGAAAGTTCCTAAATCTAACATTATCCCTATGATCGAATAGCCGATCAGATCTTTAAACGTGTCAGCTAAAGGTTCCCAACCTGGGTCTGCGTGCATCGCTACCAGATTTTCCATGCGTGCCACTTTGTCGTGTGAACGCACCCATAAACCTGTCTGACCGAAACGGCGTATGTTCTCGTACCCGTACGCTTTCTGTTTCTCCGTGAGGAAACCCACGAGCTGTTTCGCACGCGGTCTGCCTTTGCCTGTAGTCCACGAGGTTACACCGTGATCTATCGCAGCGTGCAGGTTACGTTCAGCTAAACAAGCCCACGCTAACCAAGTGCCGTCACGTCTATCAACCATGTAGTCTAAATACTTTCTTAAATCCACGAGCGCAGTGTTGTTTGACGGTTCCCGTGGCGTGTAATAGTCGTCGATTATTAAAGCTGCTCTGAGAGCGGCGCTTTGCCACGTGTAAGGCCCGTCTGTTGTTACTCGTTCAATGAGGGTTTTACGTTCTTTTTGTGCAACCATGCCTTTACCTCTGGGTGTTCTGTTAAATCTTCTAAAAGTTTCAGTCTTATAGCGTCGCGTCGTCTAGCTAACGTCGTTTTGGGTATGCCTAATACTCTGCCTGCGAGCCGTAACGATAAGCCTGCGATGAAAAGGATGTTGAATATCCATTCTTCTTCGGGTGACAGTTTGTCTACAGCGTCGGCTAATGCTTCTCTCAGCAGGTGCGTGTTTTGCATCGGGAGGATGTCAACGGTTTGTCCTGGTGCTAGGGAGATGAGAGCTTCAAGGTCGTTCATTGCTCTGTTGTTCGTGAAAGCCGCTTTTGTTCTGGTGTTAGCCCATAGTGAAGATGTTGGATCTTCAGGCCACTCCCGCTTCTTCGCCATCGTGTGTCCATTCAAACATATTTGTTTTCAACTGCCAGTAAGGTTTCTCAACCCCTGGGTCCTTGAAAGTTCCTAGTGTTGTCTGGTCACTTTTGATTAGTTTATTAAGATCTTGTAACGGTACTGTTACGAACATGTTACGAGATGAGTCCCAAAAGAAGTATAGCACAGGCATCACGGTGTGCCATGCTGTTTCTATTGCAACATATTTTTCTATTTTAAGTTTGATACCTGCACGTGGGGAGCATCCTTGCACTTCCACGAAGTATCTCCCTTCGAGAATGTAGTCTGGCGTGTAACGTGTCGCTAATGGGAGTCTAGCTACTGGGAAATCTGGTCTGTTTAAACCGTATCGTGTCCATTTTTCGTAGTTGCGTTCAAAAGCTGCTTCGCTTATGTCTCCCATAGTGTCGAAGCGTGCGCCCCATGATTTGTCCGCAAAGTTTGTTGTGTGTTTAGTTGTCAAGTTTATCTACTTTCACCGCCGAGACTCGAACCACTTGCCTGTCGTCATCCCAGGCAACACCGTTCAAGGCATCTAATGTGAGTTTCACATAGTTGTCTATGTCCCCTCTGAGGGTTTTAGCTCCATGAGGTGACCTTAGCACTGTGATGGAGGTTGCTGTGGGACTGTACATGAGTAGCACTTCCACTGGTCCGTCTACTTTTTCGCCGATCTGGTTTTCCCATTCTTCAGCTATGACATCTTCTTCTTTGAGGGTGCTTTGTGGTGTGAATACGTGGCCGCTGCGTGTGTGCCGTGGTCGTGCTTTGACTTTTGGTTTGCGGTCTATTATGAGGGTGTATGTTTCCATCAGATAGTCAACGTGAATATTAGTAGGGCAGCGGCGATAATAACGATTATTATTTCACATGTTGTGCGGAGTTTAACGGGTTCGTCTGTCATTTTCTTACTGTTCTTTCTGCGTCTGCGACCATGTTGGATATGCGTTGCCTACCGTCGGTGCGGTTCTTGAATTTGGAACCCCACGCTATGTCAGCGTCTGTGAGTTCTTCTTCAATGTCGCCACTAGGGTAGCCTTGTTCGACCATAGCACAAGCTAACGAGAACAGGGTCGCGGATCTGTCTCCGTTGGGTTTGTTAGGTTCTGGTCGAGGTCCGTTGCGTCTGATAGCTTCAGCTAACCCTGTTAGCTTCCCGCTGTTTCTAGTCGCATACGTTTTTCTAGGAGGTGGGGGTGGTGCGGGTTTGTACAAGGCGTGTACTGGCTCCCATTCCTCTGGCAGTATCCTTGACATCAAAGCTGTTGTAGCGAACTGTGATGCGGTCATTTCCTCTCCGTGTCTGATGACAACGTTACGACCTGGTTCTGCGCCAGCAGGGTATGGGAGCCTGACCCCGTTTCCCCATCCTTTTCCTGTTAGTTCTATTTGTTTCGGGTTGACTTCTGTTATTGGTGCGTCAACTATGTTACACGCTGCGATCAGTCCTTCTCTGCAGTGGCGTGCGAGTATCGGTTCCGAGAAGAAAACCCACAGGTGGTAGCCTTTGGAACGTGAAATTTCCACCCAGGATGCCACGTTCAGTTGCTTCAATAATTCTTGTACGTTCAGTGCGTGTATTAGTGATTGTTCTTCTCCTACATCCCAGTCTACGCAACCCCAATAAACCATGTATTTAGAGGCTCCTGTTTCCTGCCCTTCTGAGGCTTCTATTACCTCTAAGAGTGGGTACACCCCGATTGGTAGCTCAGAGTCGCTTAAATGGTCCTCTACGACGCTCTGAAAGGCAATCCCGTCTGCTGTGCAAAACCCTCCAGACCAGTTTTGCATCGGTCTGAAATCTGAGCCTGCTTTAGCTATCTTCCCACC